CAATTTTAAATTTATTTTCACCATGTTTTCACGCCTAAAATTGACGTTTTCAACAAACTTACAAGGCAACCATGACACACCACGAAACAAGCAAAGCCCTCGCCATCGCCATCGGATGGTCACCATTCCACATTCACGACTACATCGACCCGCGTGGCGAACACAATATTAACTGTCTTGTCGATGGAGAATGGAAGCCGTTTGACTACCGTGACCCGCTGGTGATCTGGCCCATTGCCAAGCGTTTTAACTGCTTCCCGTGGCGTGACTCTATGGGTTATTGGTGGGCGAATGTTGGCGACAAGGCAGAAGAACACTCACATTCTGCTGAGTTGGCCGTGGCTTTGGCGGTGATTGGAGCGGTGAAATGAAGAAGCCACATATCTTTTATACGGGTGTTCAATGGATGGTATATCGTCGAAAAATTAAGATTTTCGGCGCATCAATGCAGGTCGCATTTGGACCAACGGTTAGAGATGCTTGGGAAAAATGGATATCAAAAGGCTATTACAAATGAGCAGTCTAAAAAGCATCTTCCCCAATGGCTTCCCCGTCAACATTGATACTCCAGTCTTACCGCCAGAGCATCAGCTTCGGGTTCACATGAGTGAAAACTGCATCCAAGCGCCTGACGATATCGTTTGTGATGGCAAGTTACACCGCTTCGCCACGGGGTCAAAGAAGGGTGATTTAAGCGGCTGGTATGTCTTGCATGATGGCAAGGTTCCGGCTGGAGTTTACGGCGACTGGAAGACCGGCGAAGAGTATCAGTTCAGGGCCAACATCGGACGTGAGTTGACGTTTCAGGAAAACATTGCACACGTCAAACAGATCAACGAACTAAAGGCCAAGCGGGAAAAAGAGCTTTCAGACTCTCGGGAATACGCAGCTTACACGGCAGCGAAGATATGGGACGCGGCTCAGTTGGCAAGCGATGACCACCCATACATAAAGCGCAAGGGTATAAGTAACCCCGGCTGGCGCATTGCACCTGACGGGCGTTTGATTGCACCAATGCTGATTGATGGCGATATTAGCGGGTTGCAGTACATCAGCGATGATGGAGCAAAGATGTTTCTCAAGGGGTCTAAGACGGGCGGGGCGTCGTGGAATATTGGTCCAGTCATGCCATTGGACGATGGGCGTATCTATATATGTGAGGGTATCGCCACTGGTGCGTCTATCTTTGAGGCCACCGGCAATAGCGTTGTCATTAGCTTTTCAGCGGGAAACATGGCGGCGACTGCACAGGCTTTGCGCCATAAGGTCGGGCCGTTGCGTGAGATCGTGATTGTGGCGGATAACGATGAGTCAGGGACTGGGTTAAAAGAAGCCACCAAGGCGGCTAATTTGATAGCGGCAATGGTTTGTATGCCACCAATTTTAGGGGATGCAAACGATTATGCGCAGGCCGGGCATGATTTGGGGGAGTTGTTGGAGCCTTGCAATGTTGAATGCGATGATGATTACCTTGTTCACGCCGATGACTTTAGCGCACAGCCTGCACCGATTAAGTGGCTGATTAAAGGATGGTTACAGGACTTGGGATTGTCTATGGTTCACGGGCCATCGGGCGGTGGTAAGACGTTTGTCGTGCTTGATTGGTGCCTTCACATTGCCAGTGATAAGCAATTGTGGGCAGGCCTCAAGGTTAAAAACGGTGATGTTGTTTATCTAGCTGGCGAGGGGCACCACGGTTTAAAAGGGCGGGTTGCAGCTTGGAAACATGCTCACGGGGTTAATAAGCTCAATATGTGGCTGTCAAAAGCTGGCGTTGATCTGAACACGTCAGCCGGGTATTTGCGCGTTAAGAAAGCCATTGATTCGTTGCCAGGTAAGCCAAAACTCATAGTCGTTGACACTTTGCACCGGTTTTTAAGTGGTGACGAAAACAGTTCAGAGGATGCAAAAACCATGTTAGACGCTTGCGCAGGTCTTATGCGTGAGTACGAATGCTCGGTTTTATTGGTTCACCATACCGGGGTTTCAGAGGAAACACAGCACCGGGCGCGTGGGTCTAGTGCGTGGAAAGGGGCGTTAGAGAATGAAATTAGCATCGTTCCTGCCAAAGAAAAGAAGCCATTAGAGATTGCTGCACGAAAAACAAAGGACGCTGAAATGCCAAAAAACATCTTTGCGCAGCTTTCAAGCGTGGCTATACCGGGTTGGATTGATGAAGATGGCGAGCAAGTTACAAGCGCCATCGTGTCTATTTGTGATGCTCCAATTGATACAAAAACCAACAAATTTGAGTTGCCAAACTTTCAAGAAGGATTGCTTGAGTGGCTAGAAAAGCTCTGGGAATCATCAGGTGGAGAACTTATAAATGGGCTTCCATACATCACAACCAGCGTTTTAAGAGACGCTTTTGAGGGTGGATGGGGTGGTCGCGCAAAGGTAAAAGACGGAAAAAAAATGACTGATTTAGGCAACAATAGGGGCCTTACTACGGATGCTATGAAGCCATACGTAATGAAAGTTGAGCATGGATGGTGCCTAACTTACCCGCATGAGTATGTCAGCTTAAAAACAGGAACTGATGCGGCTGAAAAATTACTAGGAAGTTCAAATTGGTAAAAACCCCCGAAGAGACCACCATAAAAACAGGTGAAAACCCCGTTTTTATGGTGTCTTGGGGGTCTTTGGGGGTCTACTTGGGGGTCTCTGGGGGAAATAGATAGAGTAAGACCCCCAAGACCCCCCACCCCTTTAGGGGGGGGGTAAAGGGTGGTCTCTCTTTCTGCAATTTGCGTAGCATGAACCATGCCAACTATTGAGTGAAATTGAATTTATTTTTAGAATTTAAAACTGTAGCGCAACAATGATTAAAAATTGAGCTACAATCAAGGCTCACTAACAAAGGATGGATATGAAAGTCAAAGAAGCGATGTTGTGCTGGAATGCTGGCGGTGAAGTCAAAATGGTTAAGTGCCCAGATTCAACTAGATCAGCCACTCATTTGCGCAACTCAGTTGGCGCATGTTTTTTTTCATTCGACAAGCTAAACGAAAAAGACAAGGTTACAAACCTACTCATTCATGGATTGATGCTGGTTAACAATGGTGTCAAAGTTGAAGACGTTTTGATTGAGTTAAATAAAGTTGACGAAATCAAGTTGGCGATTGAATTGCATTCAAGATTCGGGTAAAATAATCATCAACCGTTGAAGCGGTTATCCTACCGCGTTGAGGGTCAGCGCCGGGCCTGGCCTATATCGACGGACGCCCGGCAAACTTTTTTATCAACACATTAAAGGTCAAGACATGAAGATTACGGCACAACAATTGCTTAACAAGGCACAGACTCATATGCAAGCCCGTGCAGCGACTTACGACAAGCCCGAAGGTGAGCGCAGCATGGCGGCTACTGTGACGGCTTACAACGCCATTACAGGGCATTCACTGACAGAGGCTAATGGTTGGCTGTTGATGGCGGTCTTGAAGATGGTTCGGGATAATCAGCGCAGCGAGGCGCATCAAGACAGCTTGGAAGATGGAGTCGCTTATTTGGCGCTTTATGGTGAGGCTCGTTTGGGGGAGGTTGCAAAGCCTTTGGTTGATGGTGGGGCGGTTAGCAATTTTGGTGTGTGGATTGAATTTGATGGCAAAGGATGCCCCGTCTCTGATGACGTAATGGTTGACTTAAAATATAAGGATGGACAATTTAGATCTGGTCGTGCTTATGGATGGTCTGGTTGGAATTGGTCAGAAGAGTGTGATGATAATGACCACATCATCGCCTACCGCGTAGTAAAATAAAGACATGACTAAGCCACTAACACCAAAACAGGAAGCATTCGCACAGGCGGTAGCTAGTGGACTAACTCAGTCTGATGCTTATCGGAAGGCTTACACGGTTGGAGTTAATACTAAGCATGAGACGATTAATCAAACATCGTGCCGGTTGATGGCTGACCCCAATATTTATGCAAGGGTTGAAACGCTCAAAGGTGAACTAAGTAAGAAGGGTCTTTGGAGCCGAGAGGACAGCGTTAGGGCGCTTTTATCTGTGTTGGATGACCCAGATAAGAAGACTGACATTATCGCGGCTGTAAAGGAGCTTAATTCTATGCACGGGTTTAATGAGCCCCAAAAGGTTGACCACACATCAAGCGACAATTCAATGAGTCCGAAGCCCGCTATTGAGCTAGATGCCAAAATGGTGAAAAGCATCCTAGAAAAAATAAGTGCTGACATCTAGCGAGAAGGCGGCTGTTAAGGCAGCCATGCAGGTTGACCACTTATTCTTTGCGCGTTACTTCTTTAGAATCCGCGAAGGTGTCAAATTTCGCATAAATTGGCACCACAAGGCTATTGCTGACGCTTTGCAATTGGTCATGGATGGCAAGACTAAGCGCCTGATTATCAACGTGCCACCGGGTAGTTCTAAGACTGAACTGGCCGTTATCAACTTTATGGCGCGTGGCTTGGCATTTAATCCACGGGCGCGATTTTTGCATCTTAGCTACAGCTCTGAACTGGCTGAATTGAATTCAGCTAAGGCCAAAGAACTCATCACATCGGCTGAGTTTCAAGAGCTATTTCCGCTGCCAATTAAGTCTGACTCTAATGCACGCGGGCGATGGAATGTCGTGGATAAAGACGGTATTTCAATTGGCGGGTGTTATGCCACGTCAACACTAGGTCAGGTTACTGGCTTTCGTGCTGGCCATATGGCTAAAGGATTTCAGGGTGCCATCATCATCGATGACCCTTTGAAGCCTGCTGATAGCCTATCAAAGACAAAGCGCGACGCAGTTAACAACGCATACATTAATACGGTGCAAAGCCGTAAGGCGTCACCTGACACTCCGGTTATCGTAATCATGCAGCGACTGGCTGACGAAGACTTGACCGGGTTCCTGCTGAATGGCGGGGATGGTTACGAGTGGACGCACATCAAGATACCGGCAATTGCTGACGATAAAAGCTACTGGCCAGAAAAAGAACCATTAGAAAGCCTTTTACAGCTTAAAGAAAAAGGCAACTTCACGTTTGAGGGGCAATATCAGCAAGAGCCTTACATATTAGGTGGTGAGCTAATAAAGGGTGAGTGGTTCAATCGGTACACAGAGCTTCCAGGATGTCGTGAATTCAGTCGCCGTGCGGTGTTTGCTGACACGGCTATGAAGACCGGTGAAAACAACGATTACACGGTGTTTATTGATGCCGTATTGCTTCGCACTGGTCAGGTGTATATTTTGAACCTATGGCGTAAGAAGGTTGACGCCGTGGGGCTTTTGATTATGGCTAAAGACATTTGGGCCAGCGTATCAGTTAACAACGGGCGCGAAGCCTTGCCACCTGCAAGCGGATTCTATATCGAGGATAAAGCCTCTGGAACTGGCCTAATTCAGCAGCTAAAGCATGAGCAAGGCTTTATCCCCGTCATGCCAGTGCAACGCACAAAAGACAAGCTAACACGAGTGATGGAGATTCAGCCACGTATTGAATCAGGCGGTGTTTATATCCCTGAGTCAGCGCCGTGGGTTGTTGACTTTTTGAGTGAGTGCGAGGCTTTTACAGCCAATGACAGCCATAAGCACGATGACCAGATCGACCCATTGGTGGATGCTGTTAATGTGCTTATGGGTAATCAGTTTGATTTATCGGCGTTATTGTGATTTAAATTGATTTAATCCTATAATTCGCACAATTATTTAGGATTTAAATGGAAAATCAAAAGCGAAGCCGGGGCCGACCACGTAAAGACGTTGCACTGCGTAATGACGGTCCCTATTTAAACGTATTCGCTTCGGTCGGCAACAGCAAAGACCGTAGCTCATACACCACGGCAGGTACACCGCGTATCCTTGATTTTCAGGAGCTTGAGAACCTGTACCAAGGCAACGGCTTCGCCCGTCGCATCATCGACCTCCCAGCGTCTGACATGGTGCGTGCATCATTTGAGATTGAAGGCGTCGAGGATTGTGAACCCATCCTGGCCGAGCTAGAGGGCATTAATATGATGCCTAAGCTGTGCGATGCCATCAAGTGGTCTAGCTTGTACGGCGGAGCCTTGGTGGTAATGCTGGTGAACGATGGCGGCATGATGGAGGATGCGCTAGTCCATGAGCGGGCTAAGTCCTTGGAGCAATTGCGCGTTTATGATCGCCATCAAGTAACCCGGTATAAGAAGTACACAGACCCGAGTGACATGCGTTTTGGCGGAACTGAGCTTTACATGATCTCTCCCATCGAAGGATCGCCTTACGTTGTGCATGAGTCGCGTTGTTTGGTGTTTGATGGCGTTTCAGTGCCTGACCGTACCCGCGCTATTAACGATGGCTGGGGGGCTAGCGTGTTGCAACAGTGCGCAGATCAGCTAACCCGCTTTGGCATGTCTCATATCTGGGCTAACTCGTTGGTAGAGCGCGCCCAGCAAGCGATTCATGGCATCCCTGATCTGACAAACACATTGCGCGCACCAGGTGGTGAGGCTTTGGTTCGACAGCGCATTGACTTGGTTGACATGGCTCGGTCTATCAATAACACCGTCGTCATTGATGCTGTTGAGAGCTATGATCTAAAGTCCACATCACTCGCTGGCGTGCCTGATCTTATCGACCGCTTTGCATTGGCTTTATCGGCTGTTACTGGCATCCCTGAGTCGTTACTGTTTGGTAAGGCTACAGGAGGTTTAACAGCGTCTGGAGGCAATGACCTTGAGAACTGGTATTCCAAGGTTAGCCAGTTGCAAGAAACCATCCTGCTACATGCTGTTGATAAGTTGTGCGCAATCCAGATGCACATCATGGGCCGGTATGTTGAGGATTACAAAATTGAGTTTGAATCTCTGTTTATGCCAAGCGGTAAGGAAAAGGCAGAGATTGACAAGTTAGAGGCTGACGCAAAGAAAGTAGCAGCAGACACGGCAAACATATACGTCACCATTGGCGCTTTGGACCCGTCAGAGCTTCGCGCTTATCTGGCCAGCGAAGGTGAATACAAGATTGATGACGTTCCGCTTATGGCTGAAATGCCTGACGTGCTGTTGGAGCCTGACGCAGTGGCTGAGGACGTGGTTACAGCCCCAACGGACAAAGAACTGGCTGAGATTGACTATATCCGGGCCAAGACTGAAGCCATTCGCAAGCCAGCGCCAGCTACTAAACAGGATGCAACGCCTTTCATTATTCAGCCAAACATTGAAATCAAGCAACCTAATATTGATGTTCGCTTTGATATGCCAGAGATTAAAATACCTGAAATCAAGGTAAACGTCGAGGCGGCGAAGATTGACGCGCCTGTTGTGAATGTGCATGTACCAAAGCAAGATGCTGCTATTGTGAACATCACCAATGAGGTAAAATCCCCGGCCATTGAGGTTAAATTACCTATGCGTGAGACGGTGACAACCATTACACGCGATGCTGATGGTGAAATGACAGGCTCTAAAGCGATTGAAAAGGATGCGGAATAATGGCCTATTACGTCGATTCTGCCCTGACCTACGGCGCGGCTGTAACGGCCACGGCGCAGAACGTTCCCGCGCACGAGATTAACGACATCCTGTTTATGTGGGTCGTGGTCAATACCAACACGACACCAACAATCACCACGGGCACCGGATGGTCGGCGTTTGTCGCCGAAGCAACCAACACCACCAACGCAGGCTATTGGTCGTGGAAGCGGGCGGCATCGACTACTGAGGCTATCAGCATCACCACGGCTGACGATTACACCTGCGCCATTCACTGCATTCGTGACGTGGACACCACCACCGCGATTGACGTGAGCCAGCAATCAGGGTCAGCCAGCGCCACCTCGACGCCTGTCAACGTGGCCGTGACCACCACCACGGCAGACTGCTTTGTGCTGTACCTAATGTCAGTCGGCGGCATTGCCACGGCGCAGCACGCTAACCCCGGCGTACATCACATTACATCGTTTGACACGGGCGGCACCACCGACATCACAACAACATGCCAGGGCGCGGCATGGTACATCCAGCGGACGGCAGGTGCTACCCCTGCGCCAGCGTGGACGTGTTCGCTGTCTGGCGTATACACCCGCGCCACCATTGCGTTTCGCAATAAGGCCAGCGGAGTTATCCCAGCATATATCGATGACGTGAGTTCGCCCGCCACGGTCATCACGCCAGCGCACCACTACTCGACGCTGAACAACATTTCCTACACCACGACGCTGACCTCAACCGCTGCCATCAATGGCAAGACGGTGACGGGCTTGGCTGGAGCGGCTGCCGCTGACTTGGGTATCGTTCCGTTCAGCAACGGGATTTCACCCACGGCATCGACCATTGCCCGGACGGCGTTGCAGGGCTACCAAATGACCCTGACAGGTAACCGCGACTGGTCAACCGGATTGATCATGGGTAGCCTGATCGGCGGCACGCCCAAGATGGGCACATTCGGAGCGGGCACGGTCAAAGACGGCGGCTTTGTGATCCGCATCGGGTCGTCGTCTACCGCTTGGTGCGCCTACCAAGTCGCGGCCAAAGACTCAGTGCCCACGTTGGAGCAACGATCTATATTTGCCATCCAGACGGGCTATGTCGGGTCTGCTTATGGCACGCCCGGTACAGCGGTGACGACGAGCGCGGTGTCGCACATGCAGTTCCTGCGCAACACGCCCTATTTTTCGTCGCAACTGGTGGCGTCAGAAATTTATCAGGTGTTCAAGCAGGTGGTTGCCGGAGGCGACGCGGCCAACCCGGTAGATACCGACGGCATGGCATCCATCGGAAAGTCGTTCCGATTGCCCGTGATTCAGAAGTTCGGCGGCTACGGATTGTTGTCATACGCGCCAATTCAGATCGGCGGCGGTGATTCTGTCAACTTCCAGATTAACGCGGGGGCGCTCCAGTTCCCCAGCCGGTATAACACGGTAACAAAAGAGATTGGATACCATGCTGCGGATAACGCGGTGGGTATCAGTTACGCGGGCAAGTCCGGCGATGTTGTCAAGCATACAAACTCAGTTGTGACCTCGCCAACATCCTATTATTGGGAGATTAACGCGGCGGCAACCAGTGCGGCGACATGGGATTTTTCGGGCTTGGTTGTGGTGAATGCCTTGGTCACGCTGCGCCCGGTGATGACGTTCTTGAATATGTCGTTTGCAAGTTGTAGTTCAGTGACCACGACCGGCAGCACAGTGCAAAGCTGCAAGTTCACGGATTCCAAGATTGTCGCCAGTAGCCCAGCTAACGCGGCACTGGTTTCCAATTGCACCATCACTAAGACAACGGGCACCAACTACGGTATTGAGATTACCGGCACGGCTGCAAATATCACGCTGTCAGGCTTGACATTCTCTGGTTATGCGGGTTCCGATGGCAGTACGGGTAACGAGGCTATATTTGTAAATATCGCGTCAGGTTCGATGGTTATTACTGTTGGAGCGGGCGGTAATACGCCTTCAATCCGCACGGCTGGTGCAACTGTAACTGTTAGTAATTCTAAGATTTTGACTCTGACCGGTATAATTTCAGGGTCTGATATAACTATCTTAGGCGCTGGGACAGAGACAATCCGCATTAATGTTGAAGATAATGCCTCAACATCGTATGCCTATGGATACACTGACCCCGGCGTTGCTGTTGATATTACGGTCTATAAACCCGGTTATATCCCTGCTTACGTGCGAAACTTAACATTAGCGGCAAGTGATTCGTCACTGCCAATTACGCAAACAATTGACCCTAGCTACTTGGAGTAAAACTTATGGCGATGATTACTGACCCGGATGATCTGATTGTTGGTACAAATATTACATTTGACACCACGGCGAAGACATTTACCCTTTTGGTAGGTGGCATTCTAGTGGCCAAAGACGGCGTTGACGCTAACGCTATTTGGTCAAAGTTCGTGGATTTGTGGGCAACGGCGACTTATAAGCCTTACCCATTCCCGATGAATAAGATTGACAATCGATCTGGTCAGTATGTCTTTGGACGCGACCCCGGCGGCACATATAACGGCTGGAAACCCGCCGATGACGCTACCCGTCAAAAGATTCGTAATGGCGGTTGGTCCGAGTATTCCAATGCTGGCGTGCTTAATCGTCAATACTTTGGCGCAGTGCTTCAGGGCTCTGTATCGTCTGGTTCGCAGTGTTACTTTCAGAGAGCGTCTACGGGCGCGGCTGTTAACTACACCTTCACCGATCTGCCAAATGAAGCTGTCCAGATTTTCGGCGATGTGTCAAACGGTAGCTTTGATAACCGGGTGTTCTTTAAGTCGTTTAACCGAACCTATGGTTACACATTCGATGACGTGTCGCTGACCGACATTTCAGAGACTGCAACTGGCCCATATAAGCTGCCATTTGGTATTAATACATCGGCCGACCTTAACTTGACCGCTGACGATACGGCTGTATTGTCTGCGCCTTATTCGACGTGTACGATTAAATACGATACGGCAAACACCAATATCTCTATCGGTGGTGGCTCTTACCCATTCAAAAAGCACATCACGCATACAGCGATGACGCGTTTCGAGATTTACACGAAGATGCAATATCTTCTGCGTCAGGCCACCGACATTAACACCGCTGGCACTGGTGGCGTTGTCACTGGTAAGACTGCTGACTTGATTTGCTGGTTCGTTGGACCTACGCTTTACACTCGCGCATTCTTTACGCCTATCGCGGCTGACTTGAATGACGTTGTGTTTATTGATGACAACGGCGTCGAGCGTGAATTCCCGTATGCGTCTGCCGGTACTTTGAACTTCAATTCAAACCTTACAAGCGGCGGTACTGGTTATTACACCCTTTATTACACGTCTACACCGGGCGGGGATGACTTTGGCGAAGGCACTGCCATTATCGTAAAAGATAAAGACAGCGTGGACATTACAGGTACAATCTCAAGCGGCACAATTAACTTCTCTTTTGACTGGTCAAACAATACCCAAGGTGGCTACGTTGCACCGGTTGCGCGTCCTGTTACCCTTGTATGGGGTAATCCCGGCGTTGCAAAACCCGGCGTATCCACGGGTACGATCATCGAGTCAAAAGGCATTTCAATCAGCGCCGTGGCTGAGTCCGATCCTAGCTACGTCGCATAAGGGTAAACAATGGCAATCGACTCATACATCCAAGTACCGCCGGATTCAACCGGCAAGAAACTATTTTCGCAGGAGCATGTGGTCGGTGCCAATTCGGTGCAGATTCCAGTCCACCATGTCGGGTGCGGCGTGCATCCTGAGCATTTGCAGGTTGTAGATGCCCGTGGTCAGGCGTCTGTGCGTTTCGCTGAAGGTAGCCCTTCAATGGACGCCTTCGGGAACCTGCGTATTGGTGAGGCGTACTGCGTTGGGTCATACGACTACGCGCACGGTGATTCTGCCGATCTATTCCAAGATTTGAATACGACTGGTGGCTCTGTCACTCATAACCCGGCAACGTCTGACACGACTATCGCAGTGACAAACAACACGAGCGCGTCAATTAGTCGCACGACTGTTCGTTATCACCATTATCAACCGGGCGTCTCTAACTTGGTGATTCAGACCTTGGTGCATGGCGACCTTGGCAAGGCCAATCACAAGCGCCGATGGGGTTACTTCGATGACACTTACGGCCTTTATTGGGAGCTTGACGGCACGACACTTTATGCCGTTATCAAGTCTGGTACGTTGGGCGAGGTGTTCCGGGTTGCACAAGCGGACTGGAATACTGACAAGCTAGACGGTAGTGGTGTGTCAGCCATGAACATCGACATCACAAAAGCCAATTTTTACTTTATTGACTTTGCGTGGCTTGGTGTTGGTGAGGTTCGCTTTGGCGTTATCGGGCCAAATGGCGAACGCAATATGTGTCACATTTTCCAGAATCCAAATGCCCGCATAGCTGCTTATATGCACTCTGGTTGCGCCCCTTTGCGTTGGGAAATGGAGAATACCGGCGTTGTTGCTAGTGGCTCTGAAATGCGTGCCATTTGCTCGGCTGTTTATTCTCAGTCGCGGGTTGATTACACGTTCTGGCGCTTTGCTGACATTGAAAACCTGACA